ATTTTCATTATCACTGCATTGGGTAATTAACGCAGTTGGATCTTTACCTTTTCCATGAAGACATTTTTTACAAGATTGAAGATAGTCTAATGCTGCTTCATATAACTCCTCGTCACTTAATTCGGTGTTATTTAAGCAATAATCAAACAGATATGGACTTTTACATCGTGTGAGTGGATTTTTTCTGTTCACGCGACCCATCAAACATTTTTTAGTGGTTTCATTATTTGTTTTACCACATTTTTTTATCTTTCGAAGATCAGGACCATGAGATGTCATATTGGTTTCATCATATTCTTCTTCAGGAATGAGCGCAACTTGTTCTTCAGACATTATTATTGGTAATTAATATTATACTATATAAAGAAAAGAATGATATAAAGAAAAAAAAGGAAATTTATTAAATGGCAAAAAAAAAATCCACACCTTCCACTAATAATAATTCTATAAGTCCAACAACTGAAAATAATAATAATGAAAATAATAATGAAAATACATCCATTACTTCAACACAAAATAATGATTTACCACCAACAGAAGAAACAAAAGAAACAAAAGAAACAAAAGAAACAAAAGGAGAAACAACTGCTACACCTGTCACTGTTGTTCCCGTTAAAAAAAAACGTGGAAGAAAACCTAAACTAAAAACAAATGAACCTCCTAAAGTTCCTAAAAAACGTGGAAGAAAACCTAAACCAAAAACAAATGAACCTCCTAAAGTTCCTAAAAAACGTGGACGAAAACCTAAACCAAAAACAAATGAACCTCCTAAAGTTCCTAAAAAACGTGGAAGAAAACCAAAGAAAAAGTCTTATGGTATTATTAATAATAAGGTGAAAGATATTGAGACAGATACTCCTGTGATATTACATTTACCAATTGATTCCAGTAAAGTTTTACAAACATCAAAAGAAGCGGAATTGTGGACCTACAATCCAGATGTTCCTGAGCCACAACCCTGGCAAATGGATACATTGGGAAACAAATTGTTGGATAATGTGGCTTTTATTGAAAATAAAAAGGAGGATAATATGAATGAAAACAAAGCAATTAAAGCGATTGGTGCTCCAAATGTACAATATTCTCATTATCCTTTTGATGAAAAAGAAAATGACATAGTGGATATTTTAGAAAATTCAAGTGATTCAGATGATGATTATACAAAAGTGAATGATGATTTAAAAATAAATAAGGATAATGTAGTAAATGAAATTGACATTGTACATAAAAACAGTTGGTTTCATAATAAGGATAACAAGGTGGATGAAGTAAAATTGACAGATACTTATCAGGAAATGATTAATAATATGAAAATAAAGCGAATGAAGGAGATGGAGTCATTTTCATTTAAAACGAACAATAATAAAATTGAGCCAATGCTTCAACAATTTGGCGAAAGTAATAAAACTGGAAATTGGCCACTATCAACATCCATTTATTGCTGGTGGTGTTGTCATCCATTTAATGGATCGCCTTGTGCATTGCCATATGAATATACAAATAATGTTTTCCATGTATATGGTATTTTTTGTAGTCCTGAATGTGCGGCAGCTTATAATTTTGACAATTATGATGGAGAGGAAGTATGGGAACGTTATTCTTTGTTAAATTTCTTATATCGTAAAGTTTATAATGATAATAATGTTAAAATTAAACTGGCATGTCCTCGGCAAATTTTAAAAATATTTGGTGGTAATTTAACAATCAAAGAGTTTCGAATATTAAATTCAAATTATACAAAAAATTTCCAATTAATTACACCTCCAATGGTATCTATAATTCCACAACAAGAGTATAATTATATAGACCATGGTTATAATTCACAAATAGATAAAAAATATGTCGCCATTGAAAAAAATAAAATATCAAATGGTGGTGATGGATTACGTTTAAAACGTTCTAAACCATTTATTTCTGCAAAAAACACATTGGAAAAATGTATGAATTTAAATTTCACTACAACCGCAGTAACCAGCAGAACATGACCAATTATTGATTAAAGTTCCAACTGGGCTCAGATTTGTCTAAAACCTTAATAATTGGATCTGGTTTCCATTTTTTTTGAATTTTTGGTACATGTTTTGATGTACAAGTCATATAATTTCGCTGACATTTAAAATCAGGACACCATGTGTGTCTTGGTGGTAAATCGTTTACAATATTATCCGCAAATTTTTTATAATGTTTTAAACCTCTAACATCTTGAATACGAAACATATCAAAACCATCATCTCCATCTGTATCTATAGACATTTCATCATCTACTGCGTTATCATTATTTGCAGTCAAAGTACCATATTTATCACTAGTATCTTCATAATTATAAGGAACATATGTGAATTTTGATGCGTCATATTTTGTTAAGGATTGGTTAATTAAATAATTTTGAGAGTATCTATGGACTGTGTTATCTTTTGGTGTTTTATTAATCAGTGTTTTATTGATTGGTGTTTTATTGGTTGATGTTTCATTGGATGATGTTTCTTTGGATGATGTTTCTTTGGATGATGTTTCTTTTGATGATGTTTCTTTGATTGGTGTATGTTTTGTGGATAAAGAACTGGTAAATTTTTCTCGAATGGTATGTTTATTTAAATTGACAATATCATTAATTTTAATTTCCATGTGATCATATATGATATGAATTACAATAATGACCATAAGAAATAGGAATACAAAATTTTTCCAATTATTCATTTTGTTATAATGTTTTTAGAAAAAAAAATAATTAATTCATTGAAATTTTTCTCAAACAAAACAAGCAAGCAAAAAAACATTTTTTTTTTTTTTATATAACACGTCTAATTAATAATTCTAATATTTCATCTGTATGGTCACAATTCTCGTAATTTTCATTAATTGTTGGTTTTAAAATATAATTATTTAAACTATGATCACCATTTTCAATTTCAAACAAAGGTATTTTAGTTTGTTGTGACATATTTCTAGAATGTTCGATTGGGATTACTTTGTCATTTGTACCATGAACAATAAAACATTTTTTTTTTGTTTCTGAATTCAATAAATCATTAATTTTTTGATATGTCTCAGAAATTAAATGTTGTTTTCCACATTGATTCATATATTTTTCATATGATGGTGCTAAAAATACAGTTGGTCCATTCCATGATCCAGATGAAATCAATTCAGTCGCTATTGCTCCACCCCATGACGATCCAACTATTAAATCAATTGAGTGATTTTTGAGATAATGAGATTGAATATCCACACATGATTGGAAAGAGTCTTCTACACTTTGTTCAATTAAATTTTCAAATCCGTTTTTTTTTATATTTTTAATAATATTTCCTAATACACTATTGGATTTATCAAGACGACATAAACTCGTTTTCATATCTAAACAAGTCGTGTTTTTTATACCAAATTTATTTATAAACCATCGGTGTTTTGTTCCCATTGGTCCACTTTCTAAACCATGAATAAAATTTATCGATATACGTTGCAAACATATTGATGTGTTTTAATCGAATTTATTTTAATTTATAAAAATTTAAGAATATTTTTGTTGTAAAATTTAATTTGTGACAATATAGTAACAGTCTTTTATAATGTCAAAACTATGTAATTTGGGATTGAAACAAACACCAATTAATATTAAAACTAGCAAAATCACACTTTCATCAAAAAATATTAAAATTCGCTATTTTAGTATGAATAAAATTGTAATTGAAAAAGCGAAAAATAATATTTTAATTGATTATGATAATGGAAGTCATATAGAATACAATCGGAATATTTATGAATTAAATAAAATTGCCTTCACACATCGTTCTTCTCATAAAATCAATGGAAAATCCTATCCACTTGAAATGAATTTATATCACAGTAATATTAATAACAGTCGCGATGTATTAATAATTGGAATATTTTTGAAACCAACAAGCAAGAAAAAAAACAAATCAACTCGATTTTTCGATAAAATAAAAAAATTTCCGAAAAATTTTGGACAAACAGTGGAAACAAAAACACGTGATTGGAATTTAACTCATGTGATTGGAAATATCCATAAATTTGGATTTTTTAAATATAATGGATCTTTGCCTAGAAAACCATGTACTGAAAATGTTAAATGGATTATTCTTGAAACTCCATCACTTTGTTCCGATAATTTTTATGTGAATATGAAAACTATCATTGGGCGTAATGCTCCACCCGAAAAAAAATTAAATGGAAGAAAAATATATTACAACAAAAATAATAACCAGCGAAAAACAAAAACAACAAATAACACAAGATGTCCACCTGAACATCCAAATTGTACAATTCAATCAACTAAAAAAAAAAAACGTCACATTAAAAAAAAGAAAAATAAATTTTATCCAAGTCCTGAACACAGACATCATTATTATTTCACAGTCTTAAAATTTATAATTGGATTTACTATAATTGGAACATGTTTACTTTTTATATATAGATCATTTACAAATAAATATTTTCAGATGGTATAAACATAAAATTGAAATTGAAATCAATCGAAATTAAAAATAAAAAAAATAAAAAAAATATCCAATAATATTATAAATGTTGAATAAAATAAAAAATAGAATTATGAAAATGCCATTGGTATTTAAAATACTGGGAGGAATATTCTTATTGATTTTGGCATATTGCATTGTAAATAAAAAATATTTATTATGCGGTGTAAATCAAGAAGAATTTGCTTTTTCAGATGTTGTGTTTACTCTTTATCGAATGAATGGATGTGGTCATTGTGATGCCATGCATAGTGATTGGGAAAAATTAACAAGTGAACTGAATGGAAAAATTTTTGATGGAGTTAATGTTAAAATTCAGGATATTGAATGTACATCAAATGAAGCAACTTGTAGCGGTGCCGGTGTGGAAGCTTTTCCAACTATGATATTACAAAAAGGATTAAATTCAGATGCAGAAAAAGTATCACATAATGGAGGTCGTGATTTTGAAACTTTGAAAAAATTTGTAATGGATAATCTCCAATAATCTTTCCTTAGTTAGTTGGTTCGATGGATCAATTGATTTGGTTTGAAATAGATTTTATTTTTCATTCAAAACATTTAAGAAAACTTAGTAGTTTCCTTAAAAAAATTTGATATATATTTTATGCCATGACAAAAAGCTCCTAAAGAGGATATGGATGTTTGATAAAAATCGAAATAAAGAATTGGAAACAAAATTTATAGAACATGAATTATGCAAGGGTTTTTCCTCCAATAAAAAAGAATTTTCATTTAACGATGATTTTGATAATTTTAAACACAATGATTTTAAAATTATTTTAAATAGAATTTCATCATGGAAGCTTCAT